CAACCCCGCGCGGGCGGGGCTGGGCGTGCTAAGGGAAAGCGCAGGTCCCTCGTAAGCGTGCTGGGGTCGCCGACTCCGACGACGCCGAGAACTCCTCCCACGCATGGTGGGTGAGACTAAGTTGCGCGGGCGGGATTTGAACCCGCGACCTTCGGCTTATGAGGCCGACGAACTACCGGACTGTTCTACCGCACGCAGAATCTTACCCCTTCCGCTGTCGCGGCGGCTTGCCCTGCCTCAGCACGATCCCAAGGGCCGCGAGCAACCGCCCGACGTTGGCATCGGACAACCCGCGACGGCCCGCGAGATAGGCGCTGAGGGTGGGGCGGGGGTCGTGCGATTGAGGTTGTAAGGCGGGCTTACAGGTTCAGTTGTCCGGCAACACCGGATAACTCAGCGGGTGCGTAACCTTTCCCATGCCCCGCAAACCACCCACCCTTTTTGTCGTGAGCGGCACCACGCTGTACGTGAGGCAGGAGGCCGTCATGAACTTCTGGTGTGCGTTGCACGATGGGATGCCGCTCACGTATTTCGGGAAGGAAAAGACAGCGTGGCTCGACGTAGATACAGCCATCGCGTGGTGCAAAAACGAATCGGAGCGCGTTCCCGAGAAGGAACGATCTATTCTGGCTCAGAAAATAGCGACAATGGAGCGGGCGAAGGCGCATATGGAATCCGCCGCGATTGACCCGACAGCCGATTCGTACGTGGTTCCGGCAGCGCAACCCGCTAGCAAGTCTGGTTGAGTGGCCCGACCATTCAACCGTTCGGGGATTCCGAAGGGTTCGCCGCAAAAACGCGACAGCCCCGCGCGGGCGGGGCTGGGCGTGGTACGCAGAGCGACCCTCTCGAATGTCCAAGGTCGGGTAATCCTACCCCTTCGGCTGTCGCGGCGGCTTGCCCTGCCTCAGCACGATCCCAAGGGCCGCGAGCAAGCGACCCACGTTGGCATCGGACAGTCCGCGTCGGCCCGCGAGGTAGGCGCTCAGGGTGGGGCGGGGAACGTCCGCGCGGCGTCCTTTCCCTCGGCCTTGGCGATGGCGGCAACGGCGACAGCCAGTGGGCACCGCGCGTCGTGTTTCGTCCGATGCTGCGCGCAGAACGGGCAGATCGTCAGCATCACCCCGTTGATCGCGTCCACCAGCCCGCGAAGGGCGGCGGTCGTATCGGGGGCCGCGGCGTGCAGCGCCCACAACCGCTTCGCGTCCTCGGGGTCGTGAACCATCGGAGCGGTTGCGTGCAACGTCATTACTTTCGGCGTGTGCTGCGTCGCACTCATGCCTTTTCTCCATTCTCAGCCTTGGCGATGGCGGCGCGGATATATTCAAGCACTTTCAGAAGGTCCGCCGCTACCTCCTCGTGCCCTTCGTCGTACAGCGACTTCCATCGCGTCTCAACCTCGGGCTCAGCCGCCCTGCACGCCGCGAGAAGTTCGGGGGCGGCGGCGATCAGGTGCCCCCGCGCGTCACGCTCCTCATCAACGTGCTTGTAGCCCTCGCCGCGTTTCGGTTCAGTCACGGGCGGAACGTACGCGACGTGATGGCCGTCCGGCCCCGAGATGATCCGCGAACCGTCCGCCGTCAGTGCTGGGATCAGCGTCATCTTGACGCCATGTTCTCGTGCGAACGCCTCATCCTCGGCGGTGTTGAGGTGCAGGCGCATTGTCCAAGGCGTGTGCTGCGTGGTGGTCATTGGGTGATCTCCTTTGGGTTAGGCTACATCTACCGTCTCGACGCAATCCCAATCGACCAGCGGACGGCCACCGTCGCGGGGATTCCAAACGCGGCGGCGCATGAGACTGACGCGGGGACAGCCCCAGTAGTCGGCCTCAATCTTCGAGCGCGCGAACGCTACGGCCTCGTCGCGGGTGGTGAAATACTCCACGTTGTCCGTACCCGCGTCAGGGTCCGAGTCGCCGCTTTCGCTCACAGGTACGTTGGTTGTCCACTCGACTTCCCATCGCTCGTTCTGTTTCTGTGTCGTCGCCATTCGCATCACTCCTGCCGCTGTGCGGCGGTTGGGTCAGACTTCCTCTTTGTCGATGTACACCTTGCACCACCGATCCGGCTCGTGCGCGAGTTCGTCCCTGACGATTTCGATAAGTTCGTCAACGTCGCACCCCCCAAATAACTGTTTCACCCACGGAACGCCGTCGCAGCATCCGGCGCGCCCCGTCGAGATCACGACTTGCGCACCCTCGCCGATCGCTCGGTACAACCGCCTGCGGTGATGGTTGAGGTAATCTACGGTTTCGCTGGTGATCTTCATGGGTCACACACCCCTGTTGAGCACGTTCACCAGCCCGATGATTTCATCATCGCACAGCCAATGGGGTCCGCCGGGACCGGCGACCCATACGTCGTAACTCGGGATGCTCACGTTCGAGTTAAACACGTTCAACGCCGTACAGATTTGCTCACACACTGTTTGCAGGCCGTTGTCGGCCAGCATGATCCCGATGTGCTTGCGGGCTTCGCCGATCGTCGTTACGGGGGCAATCTTCTGCATCTTCGGTCCTTTCAAATGCTCCCTCGCGGGAGGAATCCTGCCCGTTCGCTTCCGCGAGCGGGCGGGGGGTTAGGACAACTTGCACTCGGCCACGCACTCTTCCGCCGCCTCGCGCACTTCCTCGGGGGTCATCGCGCCGTCGAACCGCGCGACCATACGCGAGAGTTCGCCCACGAGCGTTTCGAGGTCGCCCACGCCCTGCCAACGGCGGGGGCCGTTCGCGTTCTGCTGTTCGGTCCAATCGTTCAGCCGGTCGCCCATGTGGTCGAGCAGGCTACCGGCTACGTTGCGAAGGTGGTTGCGGGTTTCAGTCGCGTTCATCGTCGGTCCCCTTGTGTCGCGCCGTCGCGGTGTGCGGCGGCATGGACACTGTGTAGCGATTTCGCTACGGCTTGTAAAGGGGTAAGAGAGGAATCGGGGCGGGTTTTTATGCGAACGGGTACCGAAAACATGCCAGCCATGCGAAAAATGCGCAGCGCCATGCCGTTCGTGTCGCCTCTATTAGCCCCGCACAGAATGCACACAATGCACAGAAATGCCGTTGCCGCCAAAATCCCGGCAAAATGACCACTTCGTGATACACTTGGTGAACACGCAGCCCTAACGGACTCCTATTGGTGACGCCGCAGGATCCCGCGCTCGTTTGAGCGCTCACGCCGCGCCCGTGAGCGCTCACGCGGGCGCACTTACGGGCGCACTTAAGAGGCCAAAAGGCGCACAATGCGCACCTAAGGGCCGGTCCCTCTTGACCCCGGCGGGCGTTCGGGGCTCGCGTTCACGGGCCGTTCACGGCTTTAGCGTGAACGCGGAACCTGAGTTTTTCAAGCGGAACACCCGCAAAACGTGCCCGTTCACGTGAACGGCGCGAGTCAGGCCCCCTACCCCTCGCAGGACTGGGGCAATCGGGGCGGCGGGGGCGTCGCCCCGTGCCTGGAGGCCATAACCCTCGGGTTGTGCCCAAGTGACCGGCACGGCGGATGGTGGGTCGAGCCGCCACTTGGCCGCCAATGAATCACCACTCAATCATCACTTAATCATCACGCCCGAACTCGGATTCGTTTCCTCCCCCTAAGAGAGAGGGCGTGGAGGAATCGAATCACTGCCCGCACCCCGGGCAATCGGGCCGTAGCCCCGTCGCCCGGGCAATCGCCAGATCGAACGCCGCCGCCGCTCGCGGGTCCGTGGGGCGGTTGACCGGCCCCCCGTCGCCGCCCGTGTCGCAGGGGCACGTCGGGGTGTACGTCCAAGTCGCGGAGGTCTGCACGGTGTAGGAGTAGGTCGTGTCGGGTGTGCGGGGAATCTTGATCGTCCGGTCGCGTTGGACTTGGAGAAGGTACGTCCCCCGCCCGCACGCGCTCGCCCATTCGATGTGCGAGGCTTCGGACTTGATATCGTCGAATCCTGGCCGCGAGTCCTCGTCGCGCGAACACTCCACCGACGGCCGGTAGGTCATCGCGGACGCCGCGGCGGGTCCGACGGCGACCGGGCCGGTGACGCGCCCGCACGCGCCGCCGCCCCAACACACGTCCGGCAGCAGATCGGCCCCCGACCAGATCAGGTTGCGGGACACCGGGAGCCGCGGCGCGAACGTCGCCCCCCACTGTTGCGATGCCGCACCGTCGGTCAGCGGGAGGTTCCCGATCCCGAGTGCGTCCTCGCCGCTCACTTCCCCTTCGCGCCGCTCGCCCGTCACGCCGAACGGTGACTCGTTGCGGTACCGCGCCGTCCCGCGAAGGTAAGACTGTGGGAAGATGCGGTACGCGGTCCAATCGCCGTCGCCCGTGGGGATGGCGCAGAACTCGACCACGGCGTAGAAGGTCAGGTCGCGCTCAATGGCGAATGGCGTCGGCAGGCGCGAGTCGAGCAGCCCGAACGCCCGGTACCGCTCGAAGCCCTGGATCGCCATCGAAACCGAGATGGCCCGGTGCCGCCCGAGTTGCGGGCAGAGCTGGCGGATGCCGCAATCGCCGTCGGCCACGATGATCGGCACGTACTCGCACCGGGGGGCTTCGGTGACGGGCGGGCAGCATGTGGTACCACAGCACGCGGGGCGCCGGCCCGCCCGCGCCACGCACCGCCCGTTGCGCTGGAGGCGTTCGCCCATTGATTACCTGTCGTCGGTCGGGTAGTACCGGGTGTCGGTGGTGATGGTCAGGAACAGGCTGTTGTCGGTGAACTTGAACCCGCGGCGCCGGTTGCGGGTGCCGATGGTGCAGGACTTGCGCATCGAAGCGGACGTGTACTCGCCCGCGTTGGCGGTGTAGGTGGTGATACCGCCCGCGAGGTGGACGAGCTTGCCGCCGTTCTGCTCGATGGCAACCGTCGCTACCGCGGCGTCGTCGTCGATGGTGAGCGTCCCGCCGTAGAGGTAAATCTTCGTGGAGGCCGGGCGCTTCAGGGTGCAGTTTCCCGACCACATGTACATACTGGACAGTGCCGACGCCTTCGCTTCGATCAACACCGTCGCGGGGCCGTCGATGTAGATATCGGTGAGCGTCACCGATGCGTTTACGTTTACCGTGCCCTTGTAGACGTTGAGGTACGTCCACAGCCCGCCCATGCAGAGCAAGATGCCGCCGGGGGCGTCTACAAAGGTGTTCTCGATCTTCGTCGATCCGCCCGCCGCGTCGATGCGGCACACCCCGCCCGCCGCCGCGTAGACGAGTTTCGCCTTCGTGGTGGCCGCGCTGGTCCACACGCCGGTAACGTCGTCGATGTCTACTTTGAGGTTGCCCGCCGCCTCGCTGCCCACGTTGCCGCTGAACGTCGGGGAGAAGATGAGCGAGTTGATGCCAGTGGCAACCGCCGATTGGTCGAGCCCGGCGACGATGCCGGAGGTCGCGCCGCTGACAACGAGGTCGGCGTTGGTTGCGAATCCGATTCCATCGCCCCAGTTCGCCGCCGCGAAAGAGGTTGCGCCGTCGTTGAGGTTTGTGCGTGCCATAGGTCGTTCTCCGGGTTCATTCGCACCGTAGCGGGGTGCGGTGTTGGTGTCTTGTGGGTGCTATCCGCCGATGAATGCGCCGCCTCCGGTGGTCGCCACCCGCTGCAGCGCGCCGATATCAAGGCCGGGAATCTGCCCCGCGCCTGTCGCCGGTGATGCCGCGATCAACCGCCAGTCGGTGTCGCCGGACGGGTCCGCGGCGAAGTCTGTTGACCAGTTGCCGGTATCGGTGGTGACGGCGTTGTAGACCGGCCAGTCGGCCGAGCCCACGTCCGCGTTGGCGTTGTCGCGGGTGCGGTTCCAGTACCGCATGACGGGGCGATCGCTTGTGCCGCTGTTGAGGTTGTTCCAGAAACGGCTGCTGTCGGTCACCATGCAGTTGACGATGAGGGGCATGCCCGTCGCGGCCCCGTTCACGCCCTGCACCGCGTCCCCGGCGGTGGCGTAGATCGTGCAGTCCGCGATCAGGGTGGTGGGCGAGAGGGTGTTGTTGAAGACGCCGTGCTTCTGCGTAGCGATCAGGAGGCAGCGCAGGAGCGAGTGCGCCCCGGTGCCCAGGTACGCCGCCGCCGAGGTGCCGTTGTTCCCGGCGTAGCGCAGCCGCGTGGCCACGATCCTGGTCCCGCTTCCGCTGCTCACGTAGAGGCACGCGAAGGGGCTGGCCCCGGTGTTGCTCGCGTTGAAATCGCAGTTGATGATCGCGTTGCCGCCGCCGGACTGGACCGCGGCGACCGATCCCCCGCTGCCGGAGTGAGCGACCTTCACCAGGATCGCGGTCTGAGTCGTGCCGGTCATCACCAGCAGCACGGCGTTGGCGCTCCCCGTCAGACTCAACGCCTCCAGGATGTTGTAGTTCCCCGCCGTGACCGTCCACGATGCACCCCCCGCGATGACGGGAAAGTTCGTGGCGTCGATGGCGAGGGTCGCCGCGCTCTGGCAGGCCGCGACGGTCAGGTCGCCAATCGCCGCGTTGTAGCCCCGCCAAATGATCGGAGCCGCGACGGTGCCCGCCGGGAACGTCACGCTTGCCCCGAGGGTGTACGTCCCCGCCGCGATGTTCACGCGGTTTCCCGCCGCCGCGCCCGCGACTGCTTCCGCAAGCGTCCAGGCGTTCGCGGCGCTTGACCCGTCGTGAGCCCCGCCCCCGGCGACCGAACAGTATTTTTCGGTGATCGCCATGCGTCAGGTGTAATGGATGTGGATGATGACTTCGTTCGCCGCCACCGCCGCGGTGTCGCTGTCGGCCGCGCCGGTCGTCATGGCGGACGCGATACCGATGGTGAAGGGAACGCCCCGCACGAACTTCAGGTGGACGCCCCCGCCCGCTGGGAGCATGTAGGTACACTTGGGAACGTCGGTGCCCACTGTCGGCGCCGACGCCTTGTCGTACAACTTCAGGTACCGCACGCTGCCGTTGGAGTTGGTGGCGACGATTTCCCATATCTGCCCCGGGGTCGCCTTCACGCTCTGCGCGTTGGTCGAGGCGTCCGAGATGCGGCGGTGAATCGACGGCCCGCCCGACGTGGGCTGCGCGAGTTTCACCGCGTCGTCGGCCGATCCAAGGATGCTCACGACTTCACCCCGCTTGCTACCACGAACACCGTTGCGGCGCTCCCGGTGGTGTTGACGCGGACCCGAAGGTGCGTGGCCGTGGTGACGTTGAGGGGCGTTGGGACGGCGGACGCGGTGTACGTCTTGGCGCCGTCGGGGAAGTTGAAGAACGATCCCCCGCCGTTCGCGGAAATCATCGCATCGACGATCATCCCCGAGGGCCACGTCTCCAGCGATTCGAGTTGGAGCGTCACGTAGTCCACTTGGGACACGTCGAAGATGATCGCGTCGCCGGCGATGGACGCCGACAGCGTTCGCTTGCCGGGGTAGTTGACGGCCTGGAGTTGCACAGGGGGGTTTGCCATTACTCGAAGCCTCCCCCGCCCACGGGCGGGCCTGTCGATGGGCCGATGGTTCCGGTGCCTCCGCCACCACCGGGCGGCGGGATGACGTTGGGCGGGTTGCCGGGTGTCCCGGGCGGACGCGGCCGCGCCCCGGTGCCGCCGGAGCCGTCGGAGCCTCCGCAGTCGGCCAGTGTTTCGCAGGGGCCAAACGCGACGACGGACCACGGCCCGTTGTTCTTCCACGCCATACATGGGGTGCCCGCTGGCATGGCGAGCGTGTCCCACGCCTCGGACCACCGCGCGTTCTTCAGGCGGATTTCGCTGAAGGTGATCGGGCCGTCCGGCCCGTTGAAACGGCATGTGTACGTCCGCTGGTATGACGGACCCACCGCCGGGCCTTGCGACTCGACCACCGCGCCGAACATGATTTCGGGTGCGCGGCTCATAGCGGCGGCATCCCCGGGAGTTGTCGCCATTCGGAAGCGAACGTGGCGGGTCCGATGATTCCGAGAATGTCCACCGGGATGTTCTCGGGGTCGTCGGAGCGGGTGGTGGTGAACTCCTCGAACGGCAGGCGTAAGAGCCGTTCATTCACCGGCCGGTTACTCGGGCTGAGAATCACGCTCTTTGCCGTCGAGCGGGGCGTGGGCCACGGCGTACCAGGGTCGCCAACCCACTCGTACACCAACGTCCAAAATCCGTCGCCTTCCTCGCGGGCGTCGGTCATCCCGACGAACTGCCGCGGCTCGCCCTGAACGATGTGGATGTGGTCGATCATCGAGACGTGCAGATTCAGGAACGCCTCATCCAGAATCTTCACGTAGGTTTCAAGGCGGTGCAGGCGCAGCGTGAGCGGGGCCTTCCACGTTGCGATACGCCACAACTCCGCCCACCGCGACAGATTCTCCCCGTTGGGTCCGGTGTTGCTGATTTCCTCGAGCGCGAGCGTGTTGATCGGAATGTCGATGGTGGTTTTCTTCCCGCGAACCGGGGACGACTTGTACCACCCCTCCCGCTTCTGCAACCGCGTCGGCGGCCCCTTGAATCGCCCGTCGCTGGAGTAGTACGCGGTGATTTCGGTATTCACCCCGTCGCAGTCGTCCGCGAATCGGTCAAGCAGAAGATTTTCCTCGTCCCAGTGCGGCGAACCGCGCTCGGGGATGCCGGTCGCGTCGTACGCCTCCTTGCGCGAGTTGGTGACGACCACCCACCGCTCAACGCGCGAGCCCGCGTCGGTGGTTCGGTCGCCGCTCACGCTGGCGAGTTTCGTTGCAACTGCCATTAGAGCGGCCCCCCTGTTCGAGCTTCGATGGCCTGTAGAAGCTGCGCGATCTGGCCCACCGCGACTTCAAGACCGCTGGTGTTGTTCACGCTCTGGGCCTCGCGGTTGATGCTTTGGAACACCTGGCGGATGGCGTCGGCGTTGGACTTGGCGATCTTGTCGGCGGCTTGCGCCTGCGCGTCGGCGGCGGCTTCTAGGGCGCGGATTTCGGAGTTCACCCGCTCCACCTCGCGCCGCTTGTATTCGGCCACCGACACTTCGGTAGCCTTCTTCTCCATTGCAATCGTCGCGTCGAGCGTCGATTTCGCCCGCGCACTGGTCGCGGCGTCGCGGAGGGTTTCGAGCTTGGCGATGCTCTGGCGTCCCGCCTCAACAATGCGCGCCTCGCCGTCGAGCGTGCGGAGGTACGCGGCGTTGTAAGCCTCTTGCGCGGCCGCGGCTTCGGCGTTGATCTTCTCGGTACGGGCCTTCTTCTCAATATCGGCCCGCTTGCGTTCGAGTTCCTTGGCGGCGGGGATGAGAGTGCTGGCTGTGAGATTGGCGATCAGGTTGACACGCTTGGTGGTTTCCTCAGCAATCTTCTCGTCCGAGATGTCCAACCCGAACAGCGCCAACAGCGTTCGCGTGTTGTCTTTGTACTGCGCCTCTGCCGCCGCGTTGAGTTGCTGCAGCGCGGTCTGCGCCTTTGTTCCAACGTCGCGCAGCGCATCGCCAAAAGCACCGCCTCTCCCAGCGGTGACGGCCGAGCGTGCCGTATTCTCAAAGCTGCGGGTGATATCGTCGAGCGACGCGCGGAACGCATCGCCCTTCGTCCGCCACATCTCGATCAGGTCAACCACCCGCAACGCCGCGCCGATGAATGCGGCCGGAACCACCAACTTGCTCAGCACCCCGCGCAGACTGGTCACTCCCGCCGTCATCCGCGCGAACGCAGATTCGCCCTTGCTGCCCGAGTCGTTGAGGCTGTTCAGGTTGGCCTGCGTCTCGCCAACCTTTTTCTTCACGTCCTCGGCGTCGGCTTCGATCTTGATTGTGGCCTTGGCGATTTCAGGCATGTTCGGTATCCCCTAGGGGTGTGGAATACCGATGGGTGCGCGCCGAAGATTGCCCGCCGCGTCTCTCTTTGGTGGAGGACGGGGAGCAACCGCGAGGAGTCACGCCATGCCATCGTTCAATGTCACGGCCCGCGAGAACGGGCACACGAGCGTCCGCGTCGTCGTCGCGGATACCGCCGACAACGCCCGCCTTGTGGCGGAGGCTGGCGGCTCCGAAGTGATCGGGCGTCCGGTGTTGGTGACGCATCCGGTGGCCGGTGACGACGAGGCCACCGCGACGGAAGACGAATGGCGTGTCCGTCTTGGCTCCGCCGCGATGCGCCTCGTGGTCATCGGCGTTATTTTCCCGCCGCTCTGTTGGGTTGGGCTCGTTCTCGGCGCTGTCGCGGATACCAGACTCGGCCGCGCGGCTTACTGGATCGGGCTGTGCGTGATTCCGCTCCAACTCTTCGCATGGTTTGTTTTCAACTCTGCGTTTGCCGCCGATGCAGCATACCGCGCATTCGGACGGTGAATGCTGGTGCGCCAAGTTTGAGATGGACCGATATTGCTCCACTAACCCTCCTCACGGATAAACCGCCGTGCCCGCCGGGTTGGTAATGCTGCCCTGCGTCATCGTGGAACTGATCGGGCTGTACGCGGACCACGTATACGAAGCGGTCAGTTCCTCGTAGTCGCCCGTCTCGATCTTCGCGCCCTGCCCCGAGACGCCATCAACCAACACCTGCGACAAGTCCCATGAGTTCGTTGAGTCAACGAGCAGCGAGAGGATGCCGTATGCGCCGGGCGTCATCCGAGTCGCCGCCGTGGTCAACGCGACGTGATCCGAGTCCGCGAAGTTGACGGTCGCGGTGGCGGAGAGGATCGCGGACCCGGCAAGGCGGGTTTTCCACGGGGCGGACGACGGTACAACAATGTCCTTTACGTCGGCGGTGATCTTCAGCGACCACCCGGTGACGTTGGGGATGTCGGCCTCGCTCCCGACGGTGCCGGACACCACGGGCGTCCAGGTCGCTTTGCAGCCAATCGACGAGTACGCCTTGGGTGCCGACGCATCGGTGACGGCCGCGCCGGAGGCGTGCGTGAGTGCCCCGTTGCCCGCGAACTCAATGGACCCCGACAGCCACCCGCCGCCCTTGATATCGCAGTTGACGGTGATCGCCGTCACGATGACGGTGCCGGTGTCCCGCGTCGCGCCGTTGTAGCCGATGAAGGCGTAGGACGACCCGGGGACGATCTGCGCCGCCGATGCGTTGAGGGCGTTGTTTCCGTACAGGTTGGCCGTTCCGGTCCAGTCCCGCACGCCGGGGAGCCCCATCTTCGCCGCGGCGGTGTTGCTCGCGGAGTGGAGGACCGTGTTGGACGTTTCGTTGATGGTCCAGTCCGCGAGGGTTGAGACGGCTACGCCTCCCAGAGAGAGCCCGCCGCCGCGTCCGCTTGTGAGTGCCATGATTGATTCCCTTTCAGGCGGTTGCGCCGATGAGGATGAGGCGATAGGAGGCGGTGAGGCTCCCGCTCGCGTTGGTGATGGAAACGGTGTCGGCGGTCTCCGCGGTGATCGGCCACGCCGTCGCGTCGGGCCGCATCACGAAGTAGACGCCGCCGGGCGCGAGCGTCACGGCGCCGGCACACCCGTTGTTCCCGCCGATGGTGATGTTCGCGCCGCCCACTGCCGACGAGTTCTCGACGTACAGGGCCTTGATGCGGGCGAATGTCACGGCGTCCCCGAAGGCGTCGTAGACCGCCGTACCGCCCGCGAAGTCCAGCGAGAGCGACGTACTCGCGGGGAGCGTCGATTCGCGCTGGTAGGACTGGTTCGCGGTGTCGATGGCCGTGCCGTCCGCCAGCGACTTCGTGAAGAGGTAGTCGAGGTTGTCACGGGCCGCGCTGCCGGTGAGCAGGCCAGACGTTTTCTTGCCGATGGCCTTGATGTGCAGGCCGATGAATGTGGAGAGGTTCAAGCGACTTCCTCCCGCGCCCGGGGCACGTTGAATGTGACGGTGGTAACGAACCGCCAGCCGGGAACGCCCGGGCCGTGGTCCTGGTTCGCGCCCCGCGAGTCACCGAAGGACGATTGGTCCACCTTCAGGTTGCCGAGCCCCACCACGTAGTTGCTGCCCATGAAGTGACGCGACACCGCCGTAAACAGGGCGTTCTTCACGGCGTTGATGGTTCGGCTGTTGGGGGCGTTGCTCGTCGCGCCGGTGCGGAGTTCGTCGGTCTTGACCGAGAACTCGTAGGTCTGTTGCACCATGAAGTTGGACGACGTGACCATCGTGCCCGCGACGTTGAGCCCGCCCCCCGCCGGTTCGATGCGGAGTTCTGGGAGGTCCGCGGCCGCCAGGTTGGTCCCGTTTGGCACCTCGGCCACGCCCGTCGTCTTGACGCGGTTCGCCACCTTCACGAGCGCGGTGAGTTCGGGGGTGCATTCGAGCGCACCCCAAAGCACAAGTTCCAGGCGGGTGAACAGGTCCGGGGTCATTGGGCCTGCCCCCTCGCGGCCGTCGCCATGATCGCGCGGAGCAAGTCGCGGGACATGCTCACGCTGGTCGCTTGATCGGGCTGCACGAGGATTTCACGCTTGGGAAGACGCTTCCCGCCCTCGTTGTGGTACATCGCAATCTGAGCAATCGACGCGGGCTCCCCGGGCGAATGCTGCACGCCAGCGAAGCCGAACTCGATACCCCAAGGGGTCGCGGCGTTGTAGTTTCCGGTCTGCCCGATGTTCAGGGCGCGGGCCATCACGCCGGTGTCTTGCAGAATCGACACGCTCCGCCCCGCTACCTCGACGATCTTGCTCCCTCGCGCCGTGTCCCGCGCGCGTGTAGAACCGCTGGCAACGCCATTACGTGCCCGCCGTGCGGCCCGCTTCTTGTCCGGGCCACGGCGTGCCTTGATGGTGGACAACGCCAACGGGGGCCAATCCCCGCCGCCGCGGGAGTACGTGTTGAACCGCTTGCGGATGAACGCGCTGTACCGGACGGTCCATTGCTTGCGCATCGCGTCCATCTCGGGGCCGCGCAGCCCGTTCTCGCCCGAACCGCCCGAACTCCCGCCCGCCGCCGCGATCGCGCCACCGCCACGGCCCGAGCCGCCACGCCCGCCGATGGCCTTCGCCATCGCCTGGAGTCCGCCGTCTTTGATCTTGACGGTCAGTTTCAAGACACCACCTCCGGGGCGGTGTGGGGGTACGAAACTGTGCCGGTGTCCATGACCCGCTGTCCCGCGAGGTACAGGTCCATCTCTTCCATGACCGCGCGGCGATGGCCGGACACGAGGTCTTCGGCGTTGGCGTCGTTGGCGCCGCGCGAGCCCCGCGACTGGTACAGCCACACCCCCGCCAACTTCGCGGCCCAGTCCTTCACGACGTACCCGACGGTGGTGAACGGCACGGTGTACCGCGAGCCGCGGAAACGGTCGTTGATCGTCTCTTCGGCGTACGCGATGGCCTGCGCCGTGCGGGTCGTGTCGGTCGTCTCCAGCGTGGGGTCGAGTTGGCTCCACTGCTGCACGTTGGACGTGCCGAACACGTACTCGATGTTGGTTTGAGTGATGTACGCCATGAATGAAAAACGGCCGTAGCCGTTCCGGGCCACGGCCGCTCATGGAGGATGGGATTGGCTCAGAACACGACGGTGGCGATGAACACGGCCTCGGGGACCGGGAACCACGGCAGCACGCAGTCGCCGTACACCATCGTCGCGGCGACGGGGTTGAGGCCGGGGTTGAGGAAGGCGTAGGCATACTGGCCCTGCGCGTTGGAGAGGCTGTTGAGGACGGAGGTTGCGTCCGCCTCCACCGACAGCTTCGTCGGAATCGGGGTCGTGCCGACGGTCATCTCGTACCAACCCGCGTTCGGGTCCGGCGTGAAGGTGATAACGTCCGCCGCGGAGAAGGTCTGGTTCGTGCCGCTGGAGTCCTCGTAGAACTGCTCGTGCAGCGGGTACCACTTCATGCCCAAGAACCCGTCGGGAATCTTCACGCCAGCGAACGCCGTCTGGAAGGCGTTGTTCGCGTTGATGAGGTCCATCGTCTGGTTGTTGTTGAGGAAGTAGTTGATGATGTTGGAGCCGTAGTACGCGGTCGTCAACTGCTGGCCGGTCAGCTTCTTGGACGCCGTGTTGATGTTCTGCATGTGCGTGATGATCTTGGCCGTCGAGTTGGCCCAGGATTCGGTCACGAGGTTCGCGCTGGACGCGCCGCGGGCGATCTGCGACTTGTTGGCGGCGGGCACGCCGAGGTCGATGGACACCACCGCGCTCGAGGACGAAGGCAACATGTCGCCGTTGCCGTCGTAGTACAACGCTCCGAGGGCGAGCGAAGACGACACGGCGGCAACGCGGGAGTTCTGCACCTCTTGCGCGGCGATCTTGACGCGGCGGCCCACCTCGTCCTGAGCGATCTGCGAAGTCATCGCGTCGGACGACTGAATGCTCATCAACGTGTCGGCCTTGACTTCGAGCGTGTTCTTGAAGTTGAGCAGCTTGATGGACTGCTCGCCCACGCCGATGGTCGCCCGCTTCACGGCCGGGGCGTCGCGGTGCGCCTGGCTGGCCGTGCGGCGTGAACCGCGCTGCGTGATGAAGGTTGCCGAGTCACCGACGACGTTGCGGAGCATCGCGCCGGTGGGGTTGACGAGTTCGTTCGGAAGACCCCCGGTGGGCAGGCCCATCGTGGTCTTTTGGATCGCGCCGGAGAGAACCCGGCTGTTCAGGATTGCTTCGATGGTGGTTCCGGCCATAGGTGGTGTCCTTCAGGATTTGGCCGCTTTCGCCGCGGCCGGTGCGGGTGGGTGCGTGGTGATGGCGCGGCTTACATGCCGAAGCCGTCGTCGAATCGGAATCCGTAGTTGCTCGCGTTGTTCAGCCAGGTCTTGATCTGCGCGATCATCGTGGTTTCGGTGCTGACCGGCCAGCCGATGATCTGCGAGGAATCAAGGTCGCCGCCGATCAACAGATTGCCGTACGACTGGTCCGCGCGAGTGCCGTAGTTGTCCGACACCTTGACGCCCGATCCGTCGTCGATGATGCCCAGCGGGGTTTCGCTGCCGTCGGCGGGCATGATCCACGAGCCGGAAATCTTGTTGACGTTGAGGTCGCCGCAGGTCAGGGTGGTTCCGCTCGCGGCGGTGACGGTGATCGAGGTCGAGACGATGGAACCGGCGGCGGACGCGGGGCCGACGAACTTCAGCGACACCGAACCGCCCGCGACGGTGATGAGGCGGGCGACGGCCGTTGCGGTCGCGGCGGCCACGGTAATCGTGGTGTCGTTGTCCGCGTACGCGGCGGTCGAAACGCCGATGATCGACGGGCGCCACTTGCCGCCGGTGGTGATCCGGCCCATCAGCGTGCCGGGGCGGAGAACGTCGGGGTACCCGGTGTTGCCGGGGTCGTCCGACTTGCTGCCGTCGATGATGACGCCGCCCGCGAAGTACGCGAGGCCCTGCTGTGAGCGGCGGACGTTGCGGGCTTCCGCGCGGTACTCGGTCCCGATTCCAGGCATTCCGTTGATGACATGAGGCATGGTCTAACTCCGTGTGGGTGCGGTGGGTGAATGCCTCAGCGGGCGAGGCGTGCGATCAGAGCGGCTTCGGCGGCGGCGTCGGGCTTCGTGTTGTCCGGCGTCACGCGGGAAAGGGCGATGGACTGCGAGTTGAACTTCTCCGCGAGTTCCTTGGGGTCGTTGGCCTTGAGCGCCGCAATCACGGCGTCGAAACGGGCGTCGTTTGCTGGGTCAAGGCTCAGGGCGATGGCGTCTCCGTCCACGAACGCGGCGGACAGCGCCTTCGCACAAGCGGGGGTGGCGTGGCCGGAGGTCACGAGGGCCGCGATGTCCTGCGAGCGGACGCGGCCGGTGAGCTTCAGCACCTGGGGGTCGGGCTTGGCGTTCTTCGCGGCGAGCGATGCGGCCAACGCGCCGTCGGCCTTCGCAGCCGCGGCCTTGGCGTTGCTCATCTCGGTCGCCATCTCGCCGCACTTGGCGGTGATGGCGTCGGTCAGGGCGGTTTCGTCGAGGCCGTCGGTGGGGATGCCAAGCGCGGCGGCGATCTTCAACAGGGCTTCCATGATGTTTGCTCCGGGTGCGGCCAGCGTGAGAACCGGCACTTGGGTTACAACGCCGTCAAGACTGGCGGCGATGGGGACGAACGGCTTCAACCCGGACACGACCGGGTAAGAGGTAATCGCTACGTGTGTGATGGGGCGGGCGTACTTGTTGCCCTTGCCGTCGGTGAACGCGGGGGGCACGTAGACCGACACGTCGTTGCGGCCCGCCAGCGCGATGGCGTCAGGGCCGATCAGTTCGATCTTGCCGCGAAGCACGTCGCCGTCGCGGAACATGCCGCGCACGTACCCGCGGTTAGCGGCGGCTTCGGTGGTGTGTCCCTCGGGGACCGGCACCCGCACGCCGTTCGCGTCCATCAGTGAGAACATCGCGGCCCAGTGGTCCAGGTCGTCGATGGTCACGTCGAACGCCTGCCCGTCGGCGGGGTTGATGTACGTGCCAACGCGGATCAGGTCTTTCAGGAACGTCTGCGAGGGCTTGCCGTCGGTCGTCGCGGCGGCTGCGGCGCACACGAACGCGGACGGGGCGGACGACAGCACCGAGCCCGCGTCGAGTTGCGAGTCAGAAAAACGCCGCGCGGCGGCGAGTCCGCGCGGCGTCGAGGTCCGGCAAAGGCCGGTTGGGTTGGCTTGTTTGGTTGTGCGTGCGGTCGTACGCAAACACGGGCTCCGGGTGGAGCCTTTGCGCGAACCTCAATCGGCACCGTATCGCGTTGGCGTGTCCAGTCAAGCGGTCAACTGCGCGTACACCTCGCCGGGGTTGAAGTCCCACCCTTCGTCGGCGGACGGCGCGACCGTCTCGCCGTCGATGGTGCGCGGGTGCAGTCCGGTGGACTTCGCGCCGGGGTCGTCGTGGAAGATTTCAACCACGGTGCAGCGGCAGTTGTACCCGCACGGCGGCATCAGTTGTGCCCATCGCGGATCGTTCTTTTCCATCTTCACTCCGTCAAGCGCGGCATGGTTCGGGCGTACGCGGTCGTCGCCAACCGTCATGTATTCGTACCCCCACAGCACTTCCTGAATCGCGGGGTCGCTGTTCGCGGCCCACTGCCCCGCGCTGTACGCGACGGCGGTTTGGGTGCGAAACAGCGTCTCCACCGCGTATGGGCTCTGGTTCGTGATCCCCGCCGCGTCGAACGCATCGCGGATGCGGGCGATCCCCTGCGCGACGTGTTCGCCGTTGGCAACCGATTGGTACACGGCCTCCGACAACCGCCGCTCCACCGCGCCCGCGAAATGGCCGGTGACGGTGGTTGCCTCGGGGCCGAACGCGCGGGTGAGTTTCGACAGCAGCACGTCCGGCGCGTCCATCCGGTTCTGAAGGAACGTGAGCGCCTCGCGGAACGGATCGGCGGCGAGTGAGAGGGCGAGCTTCGCGCCGGACTTCGCGGCGGTCAGTTGGGCGCGACGGTACCCGGTGAGGTACGCGGCGGTCATGGATCGCGCGACGGCGGGCACGAGCAGAGACGTAGCGGCCTTGATGGTCCCCGCGACGGCCTCGGGGCTACCGAGTCGCTTGTATGCCTTGATCGCTTCGGCGCGGAGTCGAAGGCCGAACTGCCCGCCCGCGCCCACGCCAAGCCGCACGAGCCGCTCACGCTCGCGGTCTTTGGCCTCCGCCACCTTCGCCCGGGCGCTCGCTGTCAGCATCGGCAAGCCCCTCCCGCATCAACGGCCCGTTGAGCAGTTGCCCGAGGGGGCCGGAGGAACCAGCCAACCGGCTTTCCATGTCCTCCAACTGCGCGAGAACGTCGAGGATTTCCGTTACCTTCCCGTCGTGAATCTGACGCACGAGCCGGCGGTACCGACGAAAGAACAGCACCGCTTCCGGGCTGGCGAATGCGTCGAATCTGACGGGCAGGGTGGGCACGCGGGCACATTCTAGGGCTCCTACCGCAAGCCACCGCTCCGGCGGGCGAGGGCGGCGGCAAGGGGGGAATCGCTGGGATGCTGGGGATTCCCGGGGCCTTGCGGGGGCGTCCCCTGCGGCGCGGCGGGGTCGGTCGCCGGGGCGTTCGGGTCAGCCGTCGGCGTGGTCTTCAACGCCTCCTGATTCACCGTCTCTGTCAACTTCGGAACGCCCGCTTGATCGAGGGCCGCGTCGAGGTCGAGCGTCGAGAGCATCAGGTCCAGGTTCCCGGGCTGCGTCAACACCTGCGCGATGAGGTTGCGGAGGAACTGGCGATCCGCGTCCACGATCGGCGCGGCCTCAGCGCGAACCTTCTTCGCGTACTGCGGCCCGTAGTTGTACGCCATCGTGGGTTCAACGATCTGCGTGTTGATCGCGCGAATGATTTCATCCAGCGTTTCCTGCGCCGCGGCGATGGCGATATCTGCGTGGGCTCCCGCCTCGGCCAACGTCCCGTGCTGCCCCTCCAGCGCGACGCGCTCGGGCACCAACCACCCGCGCATCATCAGGGAGTCGAGGTACCGCATCGCTTCGAGGAACTCGGCACCGTGGCCGGACTTCGTTTCAAGGAAAGAGATGGTCCACGCCATCAACTGCGAGGGGTCTACGCCGCGTGCGACTGCGGCTTCGGCCCACGGCGCGAGGACGCGGGGCATCGTGATACCCGCACCCGACGACAGATTCTTCAGCACCTCGGCGGCGATCAGGTGATTGGGGCGGTCGCCGCTCTGCGTGGGCGACACGCCGCCGGGGTGCGTCACCATCGGGATAACGCCAGCGGCTTTCTGGAAGTATTGCGCGTTCCGCTTCGCGGTGGTCACGTACTCGTTCCACGCATGCCGCACGTTCTCGGAGCGGGCGCGGCCGTACCAGTCGTCACCCTCCACGTCGTTGCTCATCAGGAAACACCGGGACCGCTCCAGCGTCACCGATCCCTGACGCAAGCCGTTGAACGCGCCCGTCTGCGTGACGACGATGGTGGTGAGTTCGGGGAGTAGGGGCTTGAACTTGCCCAACACCCACGCGCCGGCCTTTTCCTTCCACACCAACTCCGCCGACTGCCAGCCGTAGTCGAGGGCGAAGAGGCACGTACGGACGATGCCGGCCCAGAGCGGGTCTACCGAATCCTGGAGCAGCTGCACGGCGTCCGGCGGTGCGTCGTCGTCGGCCTTCCACGACCAGCTCGCACCCTTGATCGGTGCGGTCGCGGCGGCGCGGGCGAGCGCGATGGTGGGATTCGTCCGCATCGCGCGGTACGTGTCATAGTCGCCGGGGGGCGGCTCGGGGAACTCGAAGCCGCCGAACGCGAACGATTGAACGTGCCCGACTTGGCGGCCGGTGAGTTCGGCGCCCGCGGGTCCGGTCGGTGCAGGCGCGGCGGTGGTTGTCTTGGGGGGGCGCTTCGCCATGCGTTGCACCGTAGCCGCTAAAGGTTCCATTGTCCCGACGGGATTTCGAGCCGTCCGCCGGCGGGCCGCACGAACGCAACCTGATACCCGAGTGCGTCGCTGGCGTGGCTCAACCGCCGGTGCGCCTTGTCGATTTCGCCCGCCGCGTCAAGCCGCAACTCGCGGAAGTCGGTGAGCAGGCGGGTACACGACGGATGGACGAACAGGTGCCGCGCCCCGCTCTGGTCTACAAGGGCATCGTTCATCGCCGCGATGCGGTCGGTGACGGGCGGGTTCGCCTTGGGAACGAGCATCACGGGCGAGAGTCCAAGGGCCGTCAACCGCTGGCGGATCAGGGCGAGTGCGGAGTCGCCGTGGTTCACCTGCGCGGCCCCGCCGCTGGCGTCGGCGTACACCTCCAACCGCCCGGACGCGAGCTTGGGCCGTTCGGCAAGGTACTTCGCCAGCACGTCGAGGCATTGCCCGAGGTTCATGCGGTCGCCGTGAATCTCGCGGACCACGGCGAAGCGGTCGCGGAAGGTGTCGTACTGCGAAACGAGGGCGTGCATCCCGGGGTTGATGTTGAAGTCGAACGCCACGCACAGGGGCAAGCCGGGCACGAGTTCGGCCTTGGGGTCGATGTTCGCCTCGTCGAAGGACGGGTAGACCATGCCCTGCCCGATGGCCGTTGGTGCCTGCTGGTACTTCGCCGCCCATTGGTGCGGGCCGACGGCAAGGCGGGTCGCCTCCCACTCCGCCGCGCTGTACCGCTCGGGGCATAGGGGCTCGCCCACCTTGCGGCCCATCGGGTCGCCGGGTTCCGCGAACGCGGGAAGGCGAACGTGTGTCCACCGCGCCCCGTCCTCGCCCCGGAGGATTTCGCCCGTCAGGTCGTCGGGGTGCCATCGGTGGTGCAGAACCACGATGGTCCCGCCCGGCTCCACTCGGTCAAGAAACGTGCCCCGCCACCAGTCCGAGAGCGTCTGCCGGTACGTGTGCGAGTACGCGGCCTGCCACGTCGGATACGGGTCGTCGAGCAGGCACAGGTCGCCGCCGAAGCCGGTGATACCCGAGCCCACGCCGCCCGTCTTCATGCCCCCGCCCGCGCTCGTGTGCCACTGGTCCGCCGCCTTGGAATCATCGCTCATCTTGACGCGGAGGCGGGGGTTGGTGGCGATCTCGTTGCGAATCTGACGGCCCGACACCGCGCCGAGGTCCGCGCCGTGGGCGCAGAGCAGGCAGCGTTTGGACGGCCAGGACTCGAGGAACCAGATCGGGAGCCACTTGGAGAGGAACAGCGACTTGCCCACCCGGGGGGGCATGTTGATGAGCAGGCGGGAGCCGGGGGTTCGGGTCGCGGCGCGGATGACGTTGGACACGTACCGCAGGTGTGGGTACTGCTTCCACGCCCCGCCCGAAGCCCACGCCGCGAACGTGTGCGGCGAGGTCGTTGCAAGGTCACGAATCCCGAGTCCTTCAAGGGCGGTTGGTACCATCGGACCCCGCTTCGATTCTGGCCTGCTCGCGGGCCAAGAGACGTTCCGCCAACGCTACCGCGGCGTCCTGCGCCGCCGGGTCGTCGCCGATGAGGTCCGCGAGGTTCGGCCCGATCCCGTCGCGGGCAATGGCGTTGGACTCGCGGCCGAGTTCCACCTTCGCCGCGTCCATCCGGTCGGAGGCGTTCGCGCGGTCCATTTGCACCAACACCTGAAGCGCCCGCAGCCTCGCCTTGTCGGGCTTGTTTTTGTCGCACGCGATGGCGATGGCGATGGACGGGAGCTTCGCCTTCACGTCGGGGCGAATGTCCCAACCCTCGCGGATGGCCTTCATAATCAGTGCGAAGGACTCGTGCCCGAGATGATCGGCGGAACTTGTCAGGGCGTCACTCATTGGGCAGCGTCACCCCCCGTTCGGCGGCAACCTCCGCGAACGTCTTGCCGTTGAGCGTCGCGGCCTTGCCCGTGAGTTTCTGCCAGCGTCGTACACCAACGTCTACGTACCTCGGCTCAATCTCGATGGCGTAGCACTTGCGGCCCAACTGCTCGGCGGCGATGATGGTGGTGCCGGAGCCGGAGAATGGTTCGTACACGTCGTCGTCTTTGCCGCCGTGATTGCGGATGGGGCGGGCCATGATCTCTACGGGTTTCTGGGTTCCGTGATTGGTCTGTGCGTCATCGGGGTTGGCCCCGCTCATGTTGATCGTTTGAACATCCCACACGGTTGATTGGCTGCGGTCGCCACACCACTTGGATGTACGCCCTTTCCGCACGGCGTACCAGCATGGCTCGTGCTGCCAGTGGTAATGGCCACGAGAAATGGCGAACAACGGCTTTTTCCAAATGATCGACGAGCGGATCTGGAAGCCCGCTTTGAGCAGGTCGGTGCCAACCTCAATGGCACGCGTAGAACCGTGCCACACGTAGGCCACGTCGCCGGGAAACAGCGTCCACGCCTCTGTCCAGTCCGCGCGGTCATCGTTGGCAACCACGCCAAGGCGTTTAGCGCCGAACCCAATCAGCCCCTTTTCCGCCGCGTCCTTCCGCCACTCGGGGTCGTACTCCACCCCATACGGCGGATCGGTCACCATGATGAACGGCTTTGCACCGCCAAGGCACAGCGTCACGTCCTCGGGCTTCGTCGAATCACCACACAACAGCCGATGCTCCCCCATCACCCACAGGTCGCCCATCCTGCTCACCGGGTCCGGCAACGGCTCCGGGGCATCGTCCTCGGTAATCTGCCGATCCTCCACGCTGGCAATCAACTTGCGTAGATCATCCTCGGTGAACCCCGTATCAGGCAACGCCTCATCCGGCAGGGAATCGAGCAGGCCCGCCAATACCGGCTCATCCCATTCGGCCAGCTCCGCCGTCCGGTTGTCCGCGATGGCGAACGCGGTTGCATCCACGCTCGCCTCATCAACCACCACGGCGGCAACGTGTGACCACCCGAGCGAACGGGCGGCGGTCACAGTGCCGTTACCGGCCCGGACGATCATCCCGGCTTTCTGCACTACCACCGGCTTCCGCTGGCCGAACCGGCGCAGGCTCGCGGCGATGGCGTCAAGGTTCCGCTCGGGGTGCTTGCGGGCGTTCGCGGGGTCTAGAACGAGGTCAACCACCGGGACGGCGAGCGGGCGGAGTGCTTCGGCGATGTGCGTGAGGCCGCCCCCAGACCCCCGACCCGCACCGGGCATCGTATCGCCAAGCGGGGCAGACACGCTCATTGGCCGTCCCCCTTGCCTCCCATCGCATCCGGCATCGCCCCATCTTCGGCTTGCGGGCGGAGGGCCAGCGCGAGGCGGTCGGTGAAGTTGAACAGGTTGGCCACCTCGTTCTGTGCCCGGGCGTTCATCGCGTTCGCGTGCTGAGCCGCCTGCGCGTGCGTTGCCCCGTTGGAGCGTACCTCCCCGTTCGCGGTCGCCAGCGCGAGGCGCGGCCCCTGCTGGGCGTGTGCGGTCGCTTCGGCGGCGATGCAAAGCGACTCGCGGACGTTGCGGGCCGCGAGTTCGATCAGGGTGAGAAGGTGAAGTATCGGGGGTGTCTGCTGGGCCATCGGGGTTCCTTGCGTAAGGGGTGCGGAGAGAGGGGCGGGCGCTCACGCGGGGAGCGCGATACGGCTAGGCCGACAAGGAACGGCCGCCCACGCCCGCCCCTTGGAGGATGAAAACCCGCCGCCGGGCATGTCTGCCCGGCGCGGGGTGCGAGGATGATGAATCAGGAGTCGGCGGCGGGGTCCAAGATGCCGTTCTTGTTGACAGCGTTGGTGGTGTAGTTCTCGGCTCCGTAGCAGTTGGCGAGGGCGAAGGTGGCGGCCTGCGAGGTGAAGCCCACGCCCGCGCGGTTGTCGCACACGAACCCGGTGGAGTTCGCGGCAAGCAGCACGGCGGATACCTGGGTGGTGCCGCCCAACTGGACGAAGGTGTTGTTCTTGATGAGGCACCGCACCACGGCCGTCGAGCCGTTGATGGTCGCGGTGGTGGCCCCGTTGAACAGGGTCAAGTAGAAGTCGTTGTTCTCGATCACGGTGTCGTCGGTGCCGACGAGTTCGATCCACAACTGGGCCGAGCCCGCCGCGGTGGTCTGGCGGTGACGGCAGTTGCGGATGGTGAGCTGGTCCGCCGCCGCCGTGGTGAGCAGGAACTGGATGATCTGGGCCGAGGTCGTCTCGAAGACGTTTACCGTGTCCAGCGTCACGCCCGCGGCGCTGACGACGAACATGGAGACGAGTTCATCCACACTGGACGTACACCGGATGTTCTCGACGCTGCACGAAGCGGCCGAGATGGTGAATGTCGAGCCGGTGGTGGACCAGGTGAAGGTCGGGCGGTTGGCCCCGTTGCCGAGGCCGATGACCGACACCCCCGCTACGTCGAGGGCGATGGCCCCCGCGCTGGCGATGGTTTCGGCGTGGCCGGGCATCAGGTAAATGACGTCGCCGTTGCTGGCCGTGCAGCGACCGATGGCGTAGTCGAGGGTGGCGAACGGCGTCTCGGGCGCGAGGCCGGAGCCGGCGCTGTCGGACTTCGTAGCCGAGGTGGACGAAACGTAAAAGACGTTTCCGGTGGTGAACTTGGCCCCGATCTTGCGGGCCTCCGTCTTGGCGATGGCGCCTGTGCGTGCAACGCTGGGCATGGGGGGAACTCCTACGGGTGCTGCGGACGTTTCCCCCGTCCGCGAATGGGGAGCCGGTGGTACCGGCCTTGTGGTCTATCGCGTCAGCTCAACGATGGCGTTGAGGCCCGTGACGTTGGCAACGAGGTCGAACTCGATGATGAACCCTGTGACGCCGCCGCCGAAGTCGGGGATGACCAGTTCGGCGGAGGTGTTGTCGGCGGGGCTGTAGACGGTCATCGCGCCCAGGCCGTACGCGGTTTCGTACGTGTCGGCCTTGCCAGCCGGGGTGGTGGCGTTGGTGCAGAGCGTCGCCGTGATCGCGTCCGCCATGAACTCGGAGGCCGTCACCTGGTCGTTGGTGCTGCCAGCGCCGGTGCCGATGGTGGCGGTGCCGTAGCAGAACCCCGAGAGTTCTCCAGCGACGGCCGCGGAAAGGTCGGGCTCGGGACGAATCGCCGTCAGGGGCAGGACTGCGCGGAACGTCCAGATTCGGTAGTTGGGCACGGTGTTGTTGCTGCTCGCGCCGGTGCCGAAAATCTGAATCCGCGCGCCCCGGTACGGCCCAAGCTGCTGCACCTTCCAGTTGGGGGAACCAGTGGACGACAGCGCGGCGGCGTACAGGACGTACAACTCGCCATCGACGCGGGTGATGTCGCCCCGGCGTCCGTTGGCGAGCGCGGGCGAAACGGTCGTGAAGTCGGTTTGCGCGCTGTTGGTGGTGAGGTAGCGGCGCTGGCCTGAGGTTCGGGTGTTGAGGCTCATGGGTTGCCCTCTGTGGGGTTGGTCACTCTTCGAGGAAAACGGGGCGGCGGGGGACTCGGCCCCGGGTCGTGTATCTGTAATCCGTTGCGCGGTCCAGCGCGTCTAGGAACGCCATACCGAGCGTGTTGCCGTATGTCTCTTGATCCGGGTGCAGCGTGTCGAACGGCGCGGCCTCGTTGAAGTAGTTGAAAAACGAGAACCACGAGCCCGCGTTGGCGACGGCAAGCGCCTCGTATGCGGCCTGCATGGATCGCCCGCCCGCGACGCCTTGTGTGGACATGAAGTTCGATTCAACCGACGAGTACCACGGCGTGACAATGACAAGGTGCAACGTCCCGGTCGGGTGTGCCGCCGCGTACGCCGCCTTGATCTTCGTCAGCACGTTCTGCCATGAGGTCGAGAACGCCGCCGTGACCACGCCGCCGCTCGCCTGCGTGCAGTTGTGCCCGAGCATAATGCACATCACGGTGACTTTGTTGGGCACGAGTACCGACGCGGTGAAGTATTCCTGCCATTGGGTCTGACTCCAATAGCCAGTCTCAAACCGCGTAATCTCGGCACCCGAACGCCCGAACGAGTCGTATCCCGCGCCGGAGTTCGCACCGTCGCTGTTGTTCCAGGTGATCGCGTCGTTTGAGTCACAGCGGGCGTAGATGATGCTCGTGAGGATGATGGACTTGCCGGATTCGTCGTAGCCGGTAGTTCCCCTGAACCCGCACTCTACCGTGTGATCGTTGATGAGGCCGGGCGAGGCGTTGTAGTTGCCCGCGTCCGCGACGCTCGGGCTGTACCCGATGTTCTGGATGGTGGCCGTGTCCGCGATGGCGCAGGTCGTCCACGATGGCGAGCCGGTTACGTCGCCGCCCACGCGCCGACAGCCAATGTCAATGGAGGTCCACCCGTTGCCCGCCGATTGGCCCTGCGCAATGGCCCCAACCTTCATCCGGTCGGTTCCGGTGCCCGCGTGGTACCACGGCTTGCCGCCGATAGACGCGATCATCGGCCACGGGAAGTTCTGTGACGCAGCCGCGATGCTGTCGGCTGATACCCGCTCCAAACGCCAGCCGCCGTTGCCGTTATTCGGCGCGGTCCACGTCATGTCGGTACTGGTGACGTTGCCGGTGGTGTACAACTTGATCGTCGGGCATCCAAGTACGGGCGTCGCTACCGGCGTGCTTCCGCTGGTAACGTCCGAAGCCGACGCGCCGGACACGGTGTATGTCCCGCTCGCGGCGGAGTCATTCATGCCAAGGCTGACGTTGTGCGCGTACGTGCGGGTCTTGGTGCCGACCACGTTGCTAATCACGTAGTTCCAGCGGATCGGCAACTTCTCGCATATCTGACGCGAGGGCATCACGAAATCTCGGTTGAGGTAGGAGTTAGAATCGCCTACCCACAGCAGGTGGCAGCACCCCGAGCGGATAAGTCTTGCGGCTGTGGCGAAGTTCCCGCCGTAGATTTTGAGTGCCATATGTATACCTCAGTGCTTCGTGAAAACATCCCGGCACGCCACCACGAACGCCGTCACCGCCGCCGCCCCCGCCGCGCGAATCCACCACCGCGAACGCTCGCCCTGTTGCTCCACCCGGTCCAGACGCACCACGATCCCGCGGGAGGGCTCGCTGTCGCCCGTGACGTGCCGCTCAATGCGGGCGAGGCGCGTGCCCATGCGGGTCAGTTCGTCGTAGAGGTCGCGGTTGGTGGGGTTCTCGGGGGCGTCGTGTGCTTCGTGGGCTTTGGTGGGCATGGCGTCTCCAGGATTCAGAATCCGTTGCGTACGTACTTCTCGGCCGCGTCCGGGTCAATGCCGCCGGACTCCAGCGCGTCCCACACCTGCGCGAGCCGATCAGCCATCGCGCCCGCACGCTTGGCGGCGCGGCCGGGGGTGTCCCCGGTGGTCGCGGCCGACTGCGTTTCGGCGTTCACGAGGCAGGCAAGGCGGATCGCGGCGGCGGCTCCGAGGCACCTGGCGCGGTCGGCCTCTTTGGTGAACGCGAGGGTGCAGGTGGTTTGCGCGGCCGCGTAGATGGCCTCGCACTTCTCCGGGGTGGGTCGCTGCGAGCCCGAGCAGCCGCCCGCGAAGAGCATGGCGAAGGCGGCGCAGGCGAGTACGGCGTACGCGATGCTTCGGCAGTACCGGATGTGCAGGCTCATTGCGTGTCCCCTTGTGGGTGCGGGTCCGCCCGGGTGGGCACGCATCGCACCGTAGACGCAAGGGTCGCGGGAGTCTACCGCACGAGGCGGCACCGCTCGGGGACGACGCGGAATACCCGCGCGGCCTTCTCGTCGCACACGACCACGAGGGTTCCGTAGAGGGCCGATTCCACGAGGGCCACGCACACCACCCGCTGTTTCCGCCGGCCCCAGTCGATATCGACCACCGCCCCCGCCGTCACCGCGTCCGCCGCGGCGTGCAGGGCGAGCAGGGAGGCGTTCGCCTTGGGCTTGCTCTCGCGGTTTTCCTTGACGGGGATGTACGTCGAACCGGCGGTGCTGCGTCTCATCCGCACCCCCCGGCCAGCGCGGCGCGACGGCGCGGCGTCCGGTTCGTCCGAACGCCGTGCGGTGATGTGTTTGGGTTGGTCATGTTGCGCGTCCTGCGCCTGTGTATCTGTAAGGGGTGGAGACTACCGACGCCAGGGCGAGCCAGCGTCAAACGCCCGCGCATCCAACGCCCACCTCGCCATGAGAATGGCGTCCGCGACGTTCCCGGCGAGCGTCTT